TTTGACCCGCAGCAGTTCACAGCGCCGCTGTTCCCGTTTCAGCGGGACATCGTGACCATGGCTTGCCGTGTCGGCAAGTTCTGCATCTGGGCCGACTGCGGCATGGGCAAAACCGCCATGCAGCTTGAGTGGGCGCATCAGGTGCATCAGCACACTGGCGCGAACGTGCTGGTGCTGGCACCTCTTGCCGTGGCACATCAGACCGTGCGTGAGGGTGGCAAATTCGGCATTCCATGTTCGTTCGCTGCCACGCAGTCCGAGGTCAAGCCCGGTATCACGGTGACCAACTACGAGAAACTGAGCCACTTTGACCCCGGCAGCTTCCAAGGCGTGGTGCTTGATGAGAGCAGCATCCTCAAGGCATACACCGGCAAGATCCGCAATCAGATCATCGAGTCGTTCAGCCTCACTCCATACCGTCTGGCCTGCTCGGCCACACCAGCGCCCAATGACCACATGGAGCTTGGCAACCATGCCGAGTTCATCGGCGTCATGACCCGCACTGAGATGCTGGCCATGTTCTTCGTGCACGACGGTGGCGACACCGCCAAGTGGCGGATCAAGGGTCACGCAAAGAGCAAGTTTTGGGAGTGGGTCTGCAGCTGGGCGGTAACCATCCGCAAGCCATCAGACCTTGGCTATGAGGACGGCAGCTTCGTGCTGCCGGCGCTGCAGATCCAGGACTGCACGGTTGAGACACCACGAGAGGCAACTGCAGGTGATGACGGGCAGATGGCGCTGTTCGCCATGGAGGCTCGCACGCTCAACGACCAGCGCAAGGTGCGCAAGGCATCGCTCGCTCTCCGCGTGGCCGCTGCCGGCAAGCTGGCCAACAGCAACACCGAGCAGTGGTTGATCTGGTGTGATCTCAACGATGAGAGCAAGGCGCTGACTGCGGCTATCAATGGCGCGGTTGAGGTGTCAGGCTCGGATTCTGACGACCACAAGCGGCAGGCCGCCATTGACTTCCAAGACGGCAAGATCCGCGTGCTGGTCAGCAAGCCCAGCATCTTTGGCTTTGGCCTTAACTTCCAGCGCTGCCACAACGTTGCATTCGTTGGTCTGTCGCACAGCTACGAGGCGTTCTATCAAGCCATTCGCCGCTGCTGGCGATTTGGCCAAGAGCAGCCCGTCAACGCTCACATCATCTACGACGTGGCAGAAGGCCGCGTGATCGACAACATCCGCCGCAAGGAAGCGGACAGTATCCAAATGGCTCAATCAATGGTTGAAATCATGAAGCAACAAACCATGGAACAACTCAAGAAGATCCAACGTCAAGTGGCGCCGCACATCACTGAGCACAAGTCCGGTGATGGATGGGACATGTATATGGGCGACTGCGTGGAGAGCATTAAGCAGCTCGATAGCAATTCCATCCACTACAGCATTTTCAGTCCGCCGTTCGCGTCGCTTTACACCTACAGCAACAGCGACCGCGATATGGGCAACAGCCGCACTGAGCAGGAGTTTTTTGATCACTTTGGATTCCTTGCCAGTGAGCTGCACCGCGTGATGATGCCCGGCAGGCTGATCAGCTTTCACTGCATGAATCTGCCCAGCAGCAAAGAACGCGATGGTTTCATCGGTGTGAAGGACTTCCGCGGTGACATGCTCCGCATCTTCCAAGCCGCTGGTTTTGTCTTCCATAGCGAGGTGTGCATCTGGAAGGATCCGGTCACCGCAATGCAGCGCACCAAGGCAATTGGCCTACTGCACAAGCAAGTGCGCAAGGATTCAGCGCTCAGCCGCCAGGGCATCCCCGACTATCTCGTAACCGTGCGCAAGCTGGGCGACAACCCAGAGCCAGTGGCCGGCCCGTTCACGGAGTTTGCCGGTGAGAATCCACCATCCAAAAGCGGCGACCCGATCAAAGACTCCATCAATATCTGGCAGCGCTACGCCAGCCCGGTGTGGATGGATATCAACCCATCCGACACGCTGCAGTACCGCAGCGCACGCGCCAATGAGGATGAGCGTCATATCTGCCCGCTGCAACTGGAGGTGATCCGCCGCGGCCTGCAGCTATGGAGCAACCCTGGCGACGTGGTGCTGTCGCCGTTTGCCGGCATTGGCAGTGAGGGCTACTGCAGCATCCAAGCTGGGCGCCAGTTTGTCGGGTTTGAGCTGAAGCCTTCGTATTTCAACTGCGCGGTCAAAAACCTGACTGAGGTGGCCAGCAACCGTCAAGGAGTGCTGGTGTGATGCAGCTCCGACCCTACCAACAGCAACTCATCAACGACATCCGACTGCAATACCAGCTAGGGCATAAGTCAGTCCTAGCAGTGCTGCCGACCGGCGGCGGCAAGACGGTGTGCTTTAGCTACATCGCTGAGCAAGCCAGCATCAAGGGCAACCGCGTGCTGGTGCTGGTGCACCGGCAGGAGCTGCTGGATCAGGCCAGCCGCGCTATGCCCATGCCGCATGGCCGCATCAGCGCTGGCCGCAGCATGGATCTCAGCCATGCCGTGCAGATTGCCAGCGTGCAAACGGTTGCTCGCCGGTTGCATCTGCTGCCGCGTGATTTCTTCCAGCTTCTAGTGGTCGATGAGGCGCACCACACCACGGCTGGCACGTGGGCCAAAACGGTTCAGCACTTCCATAACGCCAAGCTGCTCGGCGTAACTGCAACACCAATACGCAGCGATGGCCGCGGCCTTGGCGAGCACTATCAATCAATGGTGCAAGGCCCAACGGCGCAGCAGCTCACAGACGCCGGCTTCCTTGCTGGCGCCAAGGTGCTGGCACCGCCGGGCTTCGACTCAACCGGCCTGCGTAAGCGGATGGGTGACTTCGACCCCAAGGAGGCTGAGCAACGCGTCGGCACGATCATGGGTGATTGCCTTGGCCACTACCGCAAGCACCTGCCAGGCCAGACGGCGATTGCGTTCTGCTGCTCAGTGGCGCACGCGGAGGCAGTGGCTGCACTCTTCCAGTCAGCCGGCATTGCCGCGGCCAGTATTGACGGCAGCATGGATGCCACGCAGCGCCGTGAGTCGCTCAGCGATCTAGGCACCGGCAAGCTCAAGGTGCTGACATCCTGCGCTCTCATCGGTGAAGGCGTGGACGTGCCATCAGTCGGCGGCTGCATCCTGCTCAGGCCAACAGCATCAGTGGCGCTGCACCTGCAGATGATCGGCCGATGCCTGCGCCCGCAACCTGGCAAGCGTGCCGTGGTGCTCGATCATGTCGGCAACACGCTGCGCCTTGGCCACCATCTGGAGCCGCGGGAGTGGTCGCTGGATGGCATCCGCAAACGCGACCGCGAGACAGCGCCATCGGTCAAGGTGTGCCCGCAATGCTTCGCCACCAGTGCCAGTGCGGTGCAGGTATGCCGCGAGTGCGGTCATGTATTTGCGCCACAGGAACGCCGTGAGCTGCAGCAGGTGGATGGTGAGTTGGTGGAGATGGCAGTGGCCATGCGGCGCGAGCAGTCCTCAGCTCGCGACCTAGAAGCCCTACGCGAGCTAGCACAGCAACGCGGCTACAAGCGAGGATGGGCGGAACGCGTCTACCAGGCGCGACTGGCTAAGAGGCATGGCATCTGAGCAACAGATTCAGCAAGAAATCCGCATCGCATGCAGCAACGGTGACACGCGCCTGTACCGCAACAACACCGGCACGCTCAAGGACGCCAATGGCCGCCCAGTGCAGTTCGGCCTGTGCAAGGGCAGCGCTGACCTGATCGGCTGGAAGCGCGTCACGGTGACCGAGGAGATGGTCGGCACGCAGGTAGCGGTATTCCTATCTATAGAGGTGAAGACGCCCACCGGCAGACTGCGCCCTGAGCAGCAGCAGTGGCTGGATGCGGTCCAAGCGGCTGGTGGCATTGCCGGCGTGGCACGGTCGGTCAGCGACGCAGAGCGGTTGCTCACGGTTGCCGATGATGTATAGTGGTTGCACGAGGGGAGAGGATCCCTCGCAAAACCGAACCTCCGCGGAACCGGGTACACGACGCGTCACCACGAGCCCAACACGCCCTAAGTAAGGCTGCACCGCCGGTTGGCCCGGCACCCAAATCACCTCAAGCATCATGCGTGCACTGATCGCTGCAGCAATCCTGCTGCTGTCGCCTGCTCAAGCCCGGCAGGTGACTGCCACCGTCTATGACGGCTGGTATCACGGGCGCACCACGTACTGCGGCGGCACCTACCGCCACTGGGACGTGTCCGCCGCGCATCCATGGCTGCCATGCGGCACGCGCGTCACGGTGCAACACCGCGGGCGACTGCTAACCGTACCCGTTACTGATCGCTGCGACTGCGGATCACTGGATCTCAGCGCTGGCGCCGCCTATCGACTGGGTGTTCCGCTAGATGGCACCGCAACTGTGTCGATCCGTTACTGATCACGGTTGACCACGGCGGCAGATGGCCTAGGATACGCACAAGCCGGGCAACCGGCACCCCAAACCGAGAACCATGCTCACAACCGCACTGCTGATCATCTGGAAACTGCTGCTGCCGCTGCTGGTAGTAGTCGCCGTGATCGACTGGCTAACCGCCTCAGACGACCGCCGCATTCGCGTACTGCGCCGCACTGGCCTGAGCCAGAAGCGCATTGCCGACCGCCTCAACCTGTCCACCTATCGCGTCCGTAAGGCGCTGATGGCATGAACAATCTGAACCGCTTTGCCGTGCTGGCAATCATCTTCGGTGTCTGGGCAATGGCCTATGACACCGGCCGCCAGCAGCCCGCTTACAGCCATCACGCCTGCCAAGAGCAACTCAAGCCATGACCGAATCAGACATTTACTGGACATTTGCCACTGCCTACCAGCACGGCGGTGGATTCTTCCAAGCGCTAGCTGCCGCTGGCATGAAAGCCGACCCCGGCAACAAGCGCCGCCTGATGGATGCGTTCCCTGAACTGGTCGCCACCTACGGCACCGCCAGCCGGATGCATCGCCAGCTGCGCAGTGGGGCAGCGGTATGACCATCAGCAACGAGCAGTACCACGCCGACCCCGCCGTCAGCGCCAGCCACCTGCACGCAGTAGCTAAGTCGCCCTACCACTACTGGGCGCGATACATCAACCCACTCCGGATGCCGGTTGAACCAACTGCTGCCATGCGGCTTGGATCACTGGTGCATTGCGCAGTGCTCGAACCGGGGGAGCTAGCAGGCCGCTATGGCGTCTGCGCTCCACGCAACACCAAAGCCGGCAAGGAGCAAGCAGAGCGCATGGCTGCTGCTGGCATTGAGGCGGTTGCCGCTGGCGACATGATGGCCGCCAACTGCATGGCCGACAGCGTGCATCGTCACCCCGCAGCAGCAGCACTGCTTGCCCATGGCAAGGCTGAACAGTCTTTCTGGTGGGATGACGCCGCCACTGGGCTGCGCTGCAAATGCCGCCCTGACTGGTATGACGGCGCCACTGTGGTGGATCTCAAGACCACCACGGATGCCGGCCCCGGCTTCGCCCGTAGCGTGGCTACCTTCCGCTACCATGTGCAAGCGAGCCACTACCTAGCCGGCTTGCACGGTGCTGAGCGGTTTGTGTTCATTGCCGTTGAAAAGACTGCTCCGTACGCGGTTGCGGTCTACGAGCTGGACGCCGCGGCCATGGCTGCTGGTGATGAGCTGCGGCAACGTGACATGCGCGTGATCGCCGACTGCCAAGCCACCAAGGAGTGGCCGGGTTACGGCGACACGTGCCAAGCGCTCAGCCTGCCTTCATGGGCATTAACTGCCAACCCAACTATCACATCCGATGACTTCTAGCATCACGCTCTGGACACCAGAGCAAACGCAGCTGATCTCAACCACCATTGCGCCTGGCTGCAGCAATGACGAGTTGCGCCTGTTTGCCTACGCCTGCCAGCGCACTGGACTGGATCCATTCAGCAAGCAGATCTACGCCATCAAGCGTGGCGGCAAGATGACCATCCAAGCCGGCATCGACGGCTTGCGTGCCATTGCTGAGCGCACCGGCCAACTGGACGGCAGCATCACTGAGTGGTGTGGCGAAGATGGCCAGTGGACTGATGTATGGCTGGGCAGCAAGCCACCTGCCGCGGCCAAGACCACTATCTGGCGCAAAGGTGCCAACCATCCATTTACTGGCGTTGCACGCTTTGCTGACTACAACGCCGGCCAAGGCTTGTGGTCAAAGATGGGCGCCGCGATGATCGCCAAATGCTCTGAGGCATTGGCACTGCGCAAGGCGTTTCCCGCTGACATGTCCGGCGTCTACAGCACCGATGAGATGCAGCAGGCCGAGGTCGAGCCGGTGACCGTTACCGCCGCACCTGCACTGCCCGCGGGCGACGCCAAGCTGTTTCAAGCCGGTAAGGCTGCTATCGCCAAGGCTGACACGCTGGACAAGTTGCAGGAGGTGGTAGCGCGCATGGACAAGCGCAAGCCTGACCTCAGCGATGAGCAAAACCGGCAGCTCATGGAGCTAGCACTGGCCAGAGAGGCTGAGCTAGCACCTGCCACTGAGGATCCATTTGCTGATGACTGAACCCTTTCTCACCACTGACGAACTGGCAGCACGTTGGGGCCTGAAGCCAGCAGCCATCAAAAACCAGCGTGCACGCGGTATTGGCCCTGCCTACATCACTGCACCACGCATTGGCCTACCAGCTGGCACGCCACGTGTTCGCTATCCCCTTGCACAAGTCTTGGCTTTTGAAGAAGCCAATGGCATCACACCACTGAACTGACATGAGCCTTTACGCAACCGGCATTGTTCGCATCATTACCGACCCGCAACTGCGTGCTTTTGAATCTGGCACCATGGTTGCCAACTTCGCTGGTGGTATTCAGGAAGGTAAAGACAAAGACGGCAACTGGATCAATAACGCCATCGACTGCGAGATCTGGGGTAAGTCCGCTGAGCTGATCTTCGATAAGCTCAAAAAAGGCGACAGCATCCTTGTGACCGGTGCCGTGCGCCGGCAAGAATGGAACGACAAGGAAACCGGCGCCAAGCGCAGCAAGCATGTGCTCAGCATCCAGCGCTTTGAATTCATGCCACGCGGCGCAGCAACCACCAGCGAGGAACCTGTGTTCTGATGAATCAAACCACACTTGAGATTGCATTCAAGGAGTGGTGGGAGGCGTCCTACGGGCGCCATCCCGGCACTCATGCAGTGATGACACACGTGGCATTTGCCGCGCACATTCTTGAACTCCTAGAGTTGATGCAAGATGAGCGATCTAATTAACCATCCGCCGCATTACAAGCACGGCGACATTGAGTGCATCCAAGCCATCAAGGCAGCGCTTGGTGATACTGGATTCAGCGCTTACTGCAAAGGCAACGTCATCAAGTATTTGTGGCGCGCTGAGCACAAGGGCAATGCCGATGAAGATTACGGCAAGGCTGACTGGTACATGCGTCGTTTGCTATTGCATCATGAGCAGGTTTAGGGCTGGCCACATTCCAGGCACTGCGGTGCTGACGCCGCAGAACGCGATCGAGATCCGCCAATTGCACGCTGGCGGCCAAACCATGCTCGACATCTCGATCACCTACGGCATCAGCGTGGCGCACGTCAGCGACATCGTGCGCCGCAAACGCTGGAAGAATGCAGAGCAGCAGGCATGACTCAACAACACCCCATCACCCCGCCACTGGAGCTGGTGAAGCAGTGGATCAAAGAGTTCAGCCAGCCAAACGATCCCCGCTGGCAAGAGTACGAGCAAGACATTGCCACTCGCGCTGCCCAATGGGGCGCAGATTGCGAGTTGGAGGCGTGCTGCAAGATGCTGTATGACAGGTACGACAGGGTTCGCCATGCAACTGGATTTCCTGGAAGCGATATGAGCGATTGGCTCCGCACCGCTCGCCGCCCCAAGCCGCCGAGTTTGAAGGAACAAGCCATGCGAGTGCTTCTCGAAAGCGGCTACACATTCGACGGACGCATGGAGATTGAGCCCGAAGGCATCCACATCATCCAACGCGCACTGGAGTCAATCGATGAGTGACTACCCCATCATCCCACCCCCTGAGCTGGTGCAGGAGTGGCGAAAGAGCGGCCCTGCGGACGCTGCCGTCAACAATGCCTACGAGTGCCACATTGCCACCTGCGCCGCCCAATGGGGCGCAGACCAAGAGCTGGAGGCTTGCTGTGAGTGGCTCAAAGCAAAGCATTGGATTGAGCCTGAATTTACTGATGAACTCCGCGCCAGCCGCCGTGCCAAACCGCCGAGCTTGAAGGAGCAGGCGTTACAAGCACTTTCTGAAGCCGTCAAAATGGCCGATGACGTTCCGCCAGAGGGGATTTGCTCGGACCAAGCAAACATTATTCGCCGCGCACTGGAGGCGCTGCCCGAATGAAGTACCTGACAGGCCACAGCCAAGAAATCAAAGGACTGCTTGCAGCTTTTGGCATTGAGTGCAAAGGCGTCACCGGGCTTCGCTTAATTGTTGTGCCCGATCGCATTGTTCGGCTTGAACTGGAGCGATTGGTTACTGACGATGAAGTAGCAGAGCTGACGACATGGATCTTGAAGCAAAACATTGAAGCGGAGCAACTCGATGACTGACTTCCGAGCGCTTTGCGCCCGCATGGCTGATGAGCTGGATCATTACCGGCAGCTCTTGATGGATGACCGACGCGAAACACATGCTTTGGCCGTCGAAGCTCGCGTCTACCTCGCCCAGTCGGTGACTTCCATGACTAAACTTTCACCTGCCGCTCTTGCCGTCTGGGAAGCCTTCAATGAAGACGTTCCCGGCGTGTTCATTGATTACGGTGACTGTCTTGCCGCGGTCCTGCGAGCTGCTGTTGAGCAGGTGATGCCGGAAGTCGTAAACGCTGTTGGAGATGAGCATGATGACGCTCGCCGTGACCAGTGGTTTCGCATCCGGTGCAAACTCCTTGCCATAGCCAACGAACTTGAAGCCCAGTAGTCAAGCCCACTACCCACTTAACCAATGACAATCCTCTGCGACTACGAGATCAAAGCGCTGTGCACCGACGGCATGGTGCCCAATTACGACGAGGCATTGATCAATCCTGCCAGCCTTGACCTACGGCTTGGTGACACGATCATGATCGAGTCCGCCGAAAACCTCAACATGCGTCCGCTCAGCATTGCAGGACGCACGGCGGAGAATCCGTACGAGCTGAAGCCTGGGCAGTTCATCCTTGCTCAGACGGTCGAAGTGTTCAACATGCCGGAGAACATTGCTGGCTTGTTCTTCCTGAAGTCAAGCCGCGCACGGGAAGGCTACGAAAACCTGCACGCTGGCTACGCGGATCCTGGCTGGCATGGCAGCGTGTTGACGCTGGAGCTGAAGAACAGTCGCCAGCTACTGCCGCTGCCGCTTTGGCCTGGCTTAAAGATCGGGCAGATGGTGTTCTTCCGCATGAGCCAGCAGCCGGTGACCAGCTACAGCGTCACAGGCCATTACAACTCAGACATCACGACGACGGCCTCTAAGCAGTTCCTCAGCGGCATCTAGGTGCCACTGCTCTAGGCCAGTCCGCAGCGCTGCTGACGCTTCCTGTACTAGCCAGTGGATTTGAGACCGCTGGCTTGCTTCTTGCTCAGCAAGTAGCAGCGCATATTCCAGTAGTCCGCCCCAATCTGCTGCAGCATGTAACGCACGCAGCTGCGCGGCATTGGCAGCGCCGTGGAATTGTGCTTCCATTGTATGAACTAACGGATTTCCCATGTCTGACGCTATTGGTGACTACTTGAACAGTATCGCTCGTTATCCACTTTTGGCACCGCAACAAGAGATACAACTTGGCCGCCGCGTTGCAAAGTGGAAAGAACTAAAGGATCTTGAAAGACCTTTGACTACTCAGGATCGCCGCGAGTTGCGCAGTGGCGAACGCGCCCGCCAGCGATTTATGCAATCCAACTTGCAGCTGGTGGTGCATGTAGCCCGCAAATACAGCAAGCGCAACAATCAGACACTGGAGATGCTTGATTTGATCCAAGAGGGGAACATTGGGCTTGCGCGCGCTGTGGAGCTGTTTGACTACACTCGCGGATACAAATTCAGCACCTACGCCTACTGGTGGATCCGTCAATCCATCGGGCGTGCATTGATTCAATATGATCCAATCATCAGGCTGCCGCTTGGCGTCCATGAAATGCTGATCAAGCTCAACAAGACAGCGCAAGCATTTGCGCAAGAGCACGGACGCACAGCAACCATGGCGGAGCTTGCTGCAGTGCTTGATGTGACCCCTAAGGTGATATCTGACACATTGCAGCAGTCGTATCGAGTCACAAGTCTTGATAAGCCTGCGCAAGATGAATCATCTAACATTCTTGACATCATTGCCGATAAAAGACAATACGACGTTGAATACGATTGGCAGCTTGAAACCGTGCGTGATTATTGCGATGAGCATTTAGATGATCGCACTCGTGAAATTATCTACGCACGCAACAGCCGAAACCCAGTGCCTTGGAACGAGCTAGAGCAACGCATGGGTTTATCACGTGGCCACATGTGCCAACTTCAATTACGTGGCATCAATCGGCTTCGTATGCTAATAGGCAACCCGCTGGCAGGCACCCCACTTGGCGCCAACAATACAGAAAGTCGGGAACGTCTGGAGGGTCTGCCTAGCGGGAATGTGCAAAGATCACCAGCAAGAATGGCAAGCTAGGGTGTTCTATCATCAGATGCTTGAATCCAGTGCAGCACAGCAAGCTCACGATCTAGCAGATAAGAATCCTGCTGATTGAACCATTGCTGCCATTCTTCGCTGCCCTTTTTTCGATTGCATGGCCTGCAAGCTGGCACAAGATTAGTCGTCACAGTAGCGCCGCCTTTGTGGCGCGGCTTGACGTGATCTAGCGTGTCAGCTGCATCTCCGCAGTAAGCGCATTGATGCTGCCATGCCTCAAAGATTTGCTGCCTGAATCTATGTTTTGCACTGCGTTTTGGGATGAGGTTTGCGCCATCAATGCAGTGATCCACGCAGTGGCTTCAATAATCCCATCGTACCTTTGGCCTACCGCGACGCATTCCTAAGTGCACAAAGCCTTTAGGTGCGCCATAGCCAAGTGAATACGGCCACTCCTTGTCGCACCAATCCTGCACATGATTGATGTTGACCTCGCGGATGTAGAAATCAACCGCGCCAACGCTAGGCGCATCGTATAGATGCTCGCTCCCACTAGATCCACCAACTGATGCATTGATGGCATGCGGACGATAGCCGCTTGTGATCACAACAGGCTTGCCGCCAAACCTAACGCGAGCACGTTCAAGAAATGCCGCTAGCTCTGCTGCCGTGTCGAGCTGATATTGATGGTCAAAGCGCCGTGCTTCTTGGAACAATGCAAACTCGCCAAGCTGCACGTGCGGCGTGATGCGTGCAGTGAAGGCGCTATCGGGGCTGAGCTTAGCCGGTGCTTGTTGCTGCTCACCAGCCCATAGCCGGCCCTCTGCGCGGCGGCGGCGTAGCAGCCCGGCTTCTACGGCGCTGCCTGGATTGCGGTACAGCTCCATTGCAGTTGGCACTGCTGCCCAATCTTTATCCCGCAAGCATCTGCTGATGGTCTCAAAGCCAGCACTGTTATAAAAGCCAGCTCCAAGGTTGTAGGCGAAGGAGATTAAAGCGCATTGCTTGTTACCGCTCATGGTGCCCCAGTGCGGCACGCTGCTGCGCAGTTTCTCTGCAATGCGCTCTACTTCAACATCAAGCAATTGATCGGCATCAATCACAGTGATCTTGTCGCCGCGCTGCACCTTGCGGCCATCTGGATAGCGCGTGGTGCCATAGCCAATCGTTGCCACATCCCATCCGTGCAGCGGATCGGGATAGGCGCTGAGATGCACACCCTCAAACTCTTTAATGAGTTTTACGGCTGCGTCATAATTATGTAACTTGCCGCCAGCCTGCCAGGTTTTGTACCAAGACTGGTCCCTATTAAAAACTTCAGGAGCAGCCTTTAATAGCTCAGCTTCTAATTCAGAGATGGCTGCCATTTGGTGTGGCGTGCCGTGTTTGTAATACTTAAACAGATCGCTCAGCTTGATCATCGCTTGACAAACGGAGTGATCACACCAGCAAGGATTTCAATAGCCCTATACATCTTGACTGCCGCCTTGGCGGTAGCGCTAAGCGCTGCATTGTCTTTTGGTGTTGGCGTCAGATTGACCACGATCAACGCAACGCCGTGGATAGCAACGACTAGAGCGATATAGTCAGCAAGTCGATCCATGATCAGCAGGATGGGGGACGTACTTCCAGCTTAGAGACACGCTGCTCAACTGTATTAAGACGAGAGAAAAACTCTTTACGATCTTCCTTAATGTCTGTATGAAGCACTTCTAGCTGTGTTGCAATATGCTCCACTGCTGAAGTAAGTCTGATAACAGCATCTCGCGCTTCGTCAGACTTGCGTGAAAAACCCATAGCACCCATCGCCGCAACTGAAATAGAAGCGCCCGCTACGGCTGCAAAAACTTCAATCATGACGACGGATGCTACAAAGACAGATTACTTACCCTGTCCAACTAGCTTTTTCTTGCCGCGACGGCGCGGACGGCTGTGCTGGCCGTAACCCTGCCTTGTGGTTTTTGGGCGCCCGGCTTTGTGATCGACACGTCCTAAGGCAGTCTTGCTTTTTACAGCCATCAAACTTCCTCAACGGGTGCCGGTGCGTATGGATCGGCGGGCCACACTGGATAATCGACACCAGTGATGTAGGTAGCCAGCTCTTCGGTGGTGGTCGTTGCTTCGATGGCGGTCACCTTGTCGCCAGCAGCGAAGCGCACATCCTGCCGCCAAATCTTGAGCAGCGGGTCAGCCACCTTGCCGTTGTCTGCTTCGCGGATGATGATCCAGTCGCTCGGCTGCAGCAGCGTGTTTGCGGTGTGGCGTGTTTGCTGCGTCCACTGCTCAACGAGCTGAGCGTGATCTTTGGGGATCAGCTGACCTTTGGCGTCGTAGCCCCAGTAGAACCGTTGATCCCATACCGGAGGGTCGGGCGCTTCCGTGATTCCAATCGCTGCACGCTCTTCCGGCGAAGCAAGGCGCAACCAGTTGGCTGGGTATTGGATGCCGTCGTGGGTGAACGCCACGTCGGGGCTCAGGGGCTTGCCGTCGAGGATGAACATGGGTCTAGGTCCGTGGTTGTAGGTTAGCGGGACGAGAAGTCTTGTTCACTACTAGCGTGCGCGGGCGTATTGGAAGGGCGATTCTGCGAAGGCGGCCCACACAAACGAAGCAGCATTGGTATTGGAATCAGCAAACGAGGCTCGCAGCTTGAATCCATTGCTCAGTATGTCTATTGCAGACCCAGCGCCTTCGGTAATGCCGTTTAATTCTTGACTAGATAAGTTTGGACGCAGAAAACTATCGGTGACGTTGTAAGCGTTTCTGGCTGCATCTAAGATGTGCCAGTTAGAAACAAAAGATGAACCTTTAAGCATCACAAACCTCGGCCTAAACCCGGTATAAATAAACGGCCCATCCGCGCTGCCGTTGCCGGTGTAGCTGCCAAAACTAGAGTACCCGGCTACTGGGGCGAAGCAGTAGGCGACGTAGGTTCCGCCACTGGCATTAACTGTCGCGTCAGTGCCAACGCTGAACACAGTGGAGGATGGTGCCGTGCTGTTCCAAACCGTTGTTGCAGATGCAGCAGCGTTAGTCAGGTTCAGTTGGATGCTGCTGGCTGCTGCGATGGAGGTGTGACGCACCTGCCAGTTGCCGCTGGTGTCGCGGCGTTTGACGATGACCATGCCCGGAGCGACACCAAGGCCGTGACCCACCGTGGCATTGGCGCCAGTGCCGGTGTAAGTAACAATCGAGAACCCCGCACTTGCATTAGCCCGCACCTGGCTGCTGATGGTGCCGCTGGTGTTCGTGACGGTGGAGCTGCCGGCGTCCCAAGTCCAGGCTGCGTAGGTCTTTGCAGATTCACTTAGACCAGTGCCAATAGAGAAACCGTCAGAATTGAAAGCGGTTAGGCCATTCGCTTCGGTGAACTCGGCATCAGTTCCATCTGACATCAACCCCTTGGTGGCGCCACGCACGGCATCCCAAAGACGATGAGAGTAGGAAGCATTACGAGCTTTTACCCACACAAAATCAGGCGAGAATCCTAATCCGGTGATGCTTTGGCTGCTGCCATTGCCCGTATAGAGCTTCACATCCATCACGTCACTAGGCTTTGTGATTACTGGGGCGGGGAGGTTAGCCGTATTGAGCGCCTTGAAGCCGCTGGGGGCTGTGTAGGCGAAGGGGCGTTGGCCGAAGTTGGCAACAAAAGTTGTGCTAGCACTAGAAAGATTGTTTCCAATTTGAGATATGTAACTACCAGCAGGCAATGAACTAAATGCCGTTCCTTGAGATGTTCCATTTTTGCTGAACGAAACCGTCCCTGCGTCAAGATCAAGCAAGACACTAATTATGTTATTAACAGCGTATGTGGCACCATAAGACGAATAGGTAGAAGAATTTCTTTTACGCCCATCCGAGTAGTATGCGTACGAACTGCTCGCGTATCCGGGGTCAAATGGATCACCGTTATTGGCTAGCTTGATTCCGACAGCGAACTGGCCAGCTGAGTTGTTCGCTGTTATAGTCATCTCCCAGTACCATTTGCCGGAAGAGACGGCTATATTCCCTTCTGGAGAGTAAAAGTTAGTCACCACAGCATCTAAATTACCATTAGATAAAGTCGTGGTATTAGGATTGTTAAGCGGATTCAACGTGCAGTAATTCCCCCTCACCTCACCCCCCACGCCCGTATCCGTCTCGGCTCCATTAGTGGGAACGTCTACGAGGCTGTCGTTGCCGGCGCCAGCGGTGATGGAAAGGTTATTAGCGGTCCAATCGTTGGAGCCCGCAGCGTCGTAGCCGATGGTGGTGGTCGATGCGTTGTCCGCAAAGTCCAGGCGGAACCCGTTGGTGCCGTAGCTGCCGGTGTATTCAATCGGTTGCCAGATGCCGTTGTCGTCGAACTCACCGAAGCTGGTGGGGTCTAGTGCTTGGCCGTCGATGAAGTGGATGTCGGCGAGGTAGCCGTTGAAGTATCCGGCTATGTTTGTTTCTGCACCGATGCGGTGAGCAGTATTCTGATTTATGCCAAGATCAGTGTTTTGACCTGGATCTACTGATTCAGCAAAAGATGTGATCTGTGTGCCATTGACATACATCTTGATACGATCAGCGCCGATGGATTGGGTTGTGTCTACGACGCAAACAAAGTGATACCAAGCAGAAAGATCTCTGAAGTATGCGGTGGACCCGCGCCAGCTTTGGCTATAAGCACTGAAATAAAAACGATTATTAGTTATCCAGAGACGTGCATATGTAGAATCGCTGGCTCCACTTGTGCAGGCAAAAAGGTGCCCATCATTGCTGTCCGCATTCAACGCACTCCGCTTCACCCACCCCGCCCAGGTCCACGTCTTGCGGTTGCCGGCTGATGCGGGGGTGCGGCTCAGGTACGCCGAGTCGGCTGAGTTGAAACGGAGGCTTCTGCTGATGGAATATCCTCCGGCAGCTGCAGTACGAAGCAGCAGAGGATTAGCGGCGCCGGGGATACTCATGTCAGCTCAGGTTGGTGATCAGGGTGGCGGTGATCTTAGTGCTGGATTGCACGGCATACACCAGGCAATCCACGGCTGCAGCGGTGGTGGTCAGTGTCGGAGCGGTGCCGCCCGTGAAGTCCCACTGGCTGCCATAGGCCAGTGTCCGAGAGCCGGTGCCGTCCTGTGTAATCCAAATGCAGCCCGACTGACCTGCGGTGAGATTACTCGGGTTTGCCAAGGTTCT